TGTGTTTTAAGTAATTCATCCTTTTCATTACCTGAAATTGTATGATGAGTCCATACAGATCCATCTGTATCGCTATCAATGTTTAAGTTATATGAATTATGATCTAATATCATATGACCTAAATATATTGAGCTTTTTCTTAAGAATTCTGTTGTTTGCTCATCTAATTTTGATTGCTGTATATTTCCGGAAGGATGGTTATGTACAAAAACAATTTTACAATTTGTATCATACGCTTCTGTAGCAATACTATTTATAAAATCGATTTGCTCTCTACTTGTTTCGCCTTGCCATATTTTAGTTACTCCTGGTAATTTAGCAGTTACGGCATATTGTTTTTTAATTTCTCCGGTAGAATCAATAAGAACATATCTAAAAGTCTCAAAAGACTTATTTCTGAATATATCAAGTATTTCTCGTAATTGATCCCAGCCGGTTTCTGTAGGTCTTGCAGAATTATCTAACTCTATTTTTTTACCGACAATTTCTGTTCCTTTGTGTAATTTGAGGTCTTTGTATATGCTCCATACTTTGGTGGATCCTCTATTATTTGCGGCATTTCCTTTGATTTTGTCATTGAGTAAAGATACGGCTTTTTCTTTGACTTCTTCATCTGCATATTCATCATAACTAGAGTTTACAGCAAGCTCCATATTTTTTCCAGTTTTTTCTACTTCTTCCTGGAATAACACGCGCCTCTTTTCATTAAACTTCTGTAATGCAGCCTTAGTAACTTCCTCGCGGTTTCCAGCCTGCGGATCATATTCCTCAATCATAAGGCCTTTTTCTGCCAGTGTGTCCTTAAGGTCCTGAGCTGTATTAGAAGGAATAATAGCGCCTGCAAACTCATTCAGCTCTACCGGCCTTGTATACTTAGTCTCAAAATATTCAGTAGGCATTGTGCGTAATGCTGTAGCAAAATCAAGGATCTCCTGCGCAAGCTCGTCTGTCATGTGTACGCCGTAGTCTTTATATTCTCGCTCCAGATAGCCGATCGGATCTCCCTTGCCATAAGTAAACGCTTCTTCAAAGCGTGCCGCGCCGGTATCAAAATCGTTATCGCCGCGCAATGCTTCTATGATATTATCAAAGCGCTCATTATATTCTGTCTTAATTTTCTCAAACTCTTCACTTGTAACAAGTCTGTCGCGTGCCTTTTTAATCTGCTGCAAAGTATTAAAGCGTGGTGTAAACTTCGCTCTTGTACTTCCCAGTCCATAGTAAAAACTTTCGCCGCCCTGTAGTTCCTGCTGTCTCATATATTTTGAAACATTTTCAAGAGTATGTGCAAGGTAGCGTCTGTTTCCGGAAGGTGTAAAGCCGTTAAAGATCTTTTCTTCTTTTTCGATTCTGTCGTAAGCATCCTTAGCCCATTTCTCAAAATCCGGATCATTTTCTACAAGCTCGCTGGCTGCGCGTTCTGAGGCATAATGATCTACTTCACCAGCTTCGCGCATTTCTCTTTTAATCTTGTATACCCAGCTATCACCTATACTAAGATATAAATTGCCATCCTCCGGATCTGTCTGCTTTTCTATAGTTTCCTTTGCAAGTTTAAGCTCTACCTTTGCAAGTTTAAGATCCTCTGTAAAATCATCTTCTGGATATTTTTTTATAATATCTTCAAGCTCAGCAATCTTATCTTCATACTCTTTAAGATACTGCTCTGTATAAAGTTTCGTGTATGCCTTTTCGTTGTCCTGATAATCTCCCAGCTCTTTTACTTTAGCCTTAAGCTCATCAGAAAACTCAGATTTATTGTATTTAATAAAGTCTGTATTTCCCTTATCAGCAAGATAAGCAGCAGCAAGCGGGGACCATTTATAGTCAAAATTGCGGTAGCTTTCCTCAATCTTGTTTACAAGCTGTGCTGTAAGATGCCTTTTATAATTCTCGTTTTCAATACCATGTAATAAAGCCTCTGCCTTCTTCCAGCCTGTAGCTGTAACTGTCTTTTTAATATCCGGATAGCGCGGGCTATAAATATCCGCGCCGTATGTTCCCTGGCTGCCGTTTCCTTTTTCCAGCATAAAGTTATATGGAATAAGGCTTATATCTCCAAAGTTAGTAAAGCTGTTTTTCTCAGTATCTACAACGGCCATAGAAGGATTAGCAAGTCCGCCCATCTTTACAGCATGGCGCAAAGCATCCTCGCTCAGATTGTGGATGCCGTACATAGTAAGTTTATCCTGGAATAAAAGATCCTGCGCCTTTCTTGTTGCTTCTTCCAGGTCCTTGTTGTAGTTCTGTACATCCTCAGTCTCTTCAACCTTTACGCCGATCTTTTCAAGCTCAGCCTTAAGTGAAGGTGTAACTGTGTTATCTGGAATTGCAATATCTGTGCCATCCAGCATTTCCTTAATTTTCTGTGCTACTTCGCTGTCTGGAATAACTCTGTCAATCTTACAATAGCGCGATAAAATTACCTTGCGTGGATTACCAGCCTCAGCCAGCTTGCTGCTTACCGGTCCTGAATGCCAGTCCATTTCACCTACAGCATCCTTTGCGCGTTCTGCTTTATATCCACTTGTAAGCTCACTTGCAGGCACTTCAACTTCAACTGTAACAAGATTAGGTCTCTTATAAGCCGATGAGAATTGATCGTTAAGCGGGCTTCTTGAAGTATGCCAGTATGGATTATATGCGGCCGGTATTTTAGTTAAAGCCTTGCCACTACTATCCTTTCCGCCCTTATCCAGTACAAACTTCCATTTAAGATTTCCATCTTTATCTACTTTCTGCTTACCGGTCTTTTTATCAATATCCGGTATAGCAAGCTCCGGATTCTCATCCGCCTGGATCCAGTCTCCGGCCTTTGCAGATTCAACGCGCTTGCCTTCTACAACTGTAGCCATAGGCGGATAGTATTCGCCATCTATAACCTGCATAGCGCGATATACTTTTATTGTAGGCTCGCTGTTAAGTTTCTCCAGCAGCTCCGGATCTGTGATAGTCTGGTAGTGTAATTTCTGCTGATCTTCCTGAGATAGTAATTTACGCTTTTCTTCTGTATCTGCTATTCTATTATCTTTACGTTCAATAGCATCATACATAATACGGCGTGCAACATTGCGCGCTTCAATAATTCCTCGATCTTGCAGTATTTCGTTAATACGATTTCTTAATGATACAGCATCATATTTTACATTGAGCTTCGTAGCTTCCATAGCTTTCTGCATACTGGAAACAAGTTCATTTCTTTTATTATGTATATCTAAAATCTTATCATTAAACTCTTTACTATTTTTTGCATATTCATAAGCCTGAATATAATATTGTATTCCCTCTGTTAAAGCACTCTTAATGCTATTATCACCTTCGATCCCTGATAAGGTTTTTGTAAAAATAATAATTCCGTCTTTATCTATATCTACACTCTGATTACTTGGTGCTAAACTAAATCTTACATTTTCATCTTTTATAGATGGTATAAGCTCATATAGTTTTTCTGCATCATAAATATCTTTTACTTTAAGATTTCCTCCTGTTTTTGCAGCTTTCAGTATTGCTTCTTTATTTATAATTTTATTTACACTGTCGTCTGTTTCATATTTCCATTCTCCCGCGCCGTCTTTTTCCCAGCTGGTTGCATATCGTATCTGTTCTGCTCCGTCTCCATTTTCTTCTAATATTACAGCTAATTTAAGTTTATCAAGTATCTGTTTTTTAAGATTACTTTCTGCCATCTTCTGTATAGCAGGCTCTCCTATAAGCTGCGACAATAAAGCGCCTTCATTCTGGAATAAGTCATAAGGAACATAAGCACTTTCCGCAGCCTCAGTAGTAGCCTCAGCCTTATCTACAATCGTGCTGCTTTCGTCTTTAAGTGTTTCTGCAACTTGTTCTTTCTGCTCATCAGTAAGATTAGTATTCTCCAGCGCATTATCAATAGCGTTATCTGTTTTCTCAGTTTCATTTGTAACCTCGTTTATTCTGTTCTCAGCCTCAGCCTGCTGTGCTTCTACGCTCTTTTCTTCTGTAAAGTCTGTACCTTCTGCTGCCTCTTCGCGCTCTGCCTGGGCCTGCTTCTTAGCCTGTTCTTTTTCTGCTTCCTTAGCTGCCTGCTTTTCTTCTGCCTGGCGTTTAAGGTTAGCCCTGTACTCGTTTTCATTTTCCTGAGCTGCCTTAAGTGCCTTTGACATAATTGTGTCATCGCCATCCAGCAGCTTGTTAAATACACTTTCAATCTCCGGTGTAAAATCAAGATGATCTTTCAAGCGGTTATAACAATCTGCAATAAACTCTGCAAACTTCTGGAATATATTTTTCATCTGCTCGCTTTCAGCCTTACCAGTTTCCAGCCAGTCCTGGAAGCCATAAGCAAAAGCCTCAGCCGATGACATTTCGCGGCCATCCTTAAACTTATAAGTAGAGTTAATCCAGTCGCCGCCTTGTACATTAAAAGCAGCTTCCGCTTCTGTCTTAAGGTCTCCGTCTAACTGATTCTGGAATACATGCGCCATTTCGTGCGCCCAAGTAGAAAAGTCTGCATGTTCACCGGCATAAATTACAGCCTTAATCTGCTGTCCCACTTCGCGCCAGTTAGCCTGTGCAACTCCCTGATACATTCCGCCGGCTTTCTTGTTTACATCTTCGCCCTGTGCAAGGGAAGCGCGTGCAAAATCCTCGCGGCTTCCAAATATCTGATTACCAAAAGTTTTGTTAATATATTCTGCAAGGCCCATATTCATACGGCGCGCTGCAGATTCAATAAGCGTAACGGCTGCTGCCAGCTGCTTATTTGATAGTTCTGTTTTCTTAAAGGATCCATCTGCCTGTTTTGTATAATTAAAAATATTGTTGCGGATCTCTTTCATAGCCATCTTCCGCGCCTGGATATTATCAAGCTCAGTAGTAGAGTAGTAGTTAAGGCCGTTCTTTGCTCCGGAAGGATTAGCCTCTATAAGGGTCTGCTTCTGTTCCTGCATTTCTGATCCGGTAGCATTCCATTCAATATTTACATCCGGATGCTCGCGCGCAAACTCATCAAAAGCCTCAGCGCGCAATTTATCGCGGCCCTCAGTCATTTTGAAGCTGTCTATAGTAATATTGCCATCTGCATCCTGAGAATACTTAATATAGCCATAGCGGTTATTCTCGCTCTTAGTCTTATCACCTACAACGAAAGTTCCGCCAGTAACATTGCCTTCTTCATCTGTACTTACATCATCGGAAGTATAAAGCCTACCTGCTTCATTACGTGCTACACCCTCAGCCTCTATAGTGCCTTCTTCATTTTCTGCAGGTGCTTCTTCCGCGCCCTCTGCAGCATCACGGCCCTCTGCTATTCTTTTTGCCTCTGCTGTAGCTGCGGCTTCTACACGTGCCTGGCCGGTTTCCCAGGTAGTTTTCTGAGCGCTCTTCTTTTCTTCGTCGCTCATACCTTCCCACAATACTGAGTCATCAGTAAACTTGTTAAAAGTCTCCTGTGAAGGTGTAATCTCTGCAAGTTTTCTTACGTTTACAAACTCTTTAATATCAGCTTTTACTTTTATTGCAGAAGTAGGTAAACCTAAAACAAGCGATCCCATAACGCCGCCACGGAAGTTCTCCCAGGCATCGCGTGCAATAGTCTTAGCATCAAGGCCCTCAATCTCATATCCGCCAAGCTCAGCTGCAAGTGCATCTGTACCTTTTTCAATAAGATCCTGTATAACTTCCTCTAAGCCTTCTTCCGCATTTTCCTTTACCCATTCTTTACCCATTTTAAGGGCAAGTGTTTTGAAAGTTCCATCATAAGCAAGCCGTTTAAATACATTGCCAGTTATCTTATTTTTTACAGCCTGGCTTGCAAGATCTCCTAAGCTGCTTTTACCAAGTGCGCCTGCAACGTTACCAAGTGAAGTCTCTACAAGCGCCTCTAATCCACCAGATAAAATAGCAAAGCCTGCAGCGTCTCCTACGTCGCTTCCAGCCTGTCTGAGTCTCATATATTCCAGGCCGGCTGCATTATCCATACCTGCAGCAAAAGAAGCAGCAGTACCTAAGCCGCCGCTAAGAAGTCCACCAAGTAAGCCTACGCCTGCAACGTAACCTGTATAAGGTGCGCTCTGCGCTCCAAACTTCAAAGCCTCAATAGCAAAGTTTCTATCTTGTAAATCCTGCAGGCCTACATTTTCCTGTTCAATGGCTGCATATTCTGCCAGCATATCATCAAGAGTCTCAACCTTGCCGGCAAGATAATTGTTATAATCAGTCTTGCCAAGCATTTCGGCCTTCATAATCTTACTTCCAAGTCGGCCCAGTTTAAGAGTATTTGCGCCAAGTTTACCTGAGTCTACAATAGCCTTAAAATTAGACTTAGGTGTAAAGTTATAACGGTCTCCCCATAAAGCAGCGTTTATCTGTTCAAGATTCTGATAAGCATAAGCTACCGGCATGTCATACTGCTTATTAAGCTCCATAGCACAAGCCCAGCGGTATGCTTCATCTTCCGGCACATCTGCATTAGCAATCGCGTCTTTAATGATGTTGTAATCTTCCTGTGAGATATTTACGCTGTAGCGGTCAAGGTCCTGCTGGTATTCCGCATTAAGCTGCTGCCGGCGTTCGTTTTTCTGACTCCAGTATTCATTGCGTGATTGTGTGTGTACGTTCTGCTGTGAAGGGTTTTCATAATCGCCGTTAAAATCAAAAATATCTGACATAAGTATTACTCCTATATCAGATATTTTATAAGATTATTTTTTATACGACATAAACTCTACGGCTATTTTGACTGTATACTGTTAAGCCATTTCTCTGCAGCTTCCGGCTCTTTTTCCATCCAGTCCAGAATAATACGCGTTTTTTCATTAGCGCGCAAGTGCTTCCAGTAAGTCTGATTAATAACCTTTTCTTCGCCTTCCGGATCTGTGTAAGTAAGTTTCTGCTCTTTGCCATTTTCGTCTGTATAAGTAAATCCGCCTGCAGGGATGCTTGTATTTTTCCAGTTAGTTTTATTTACGATGCCTGTAACTTCTTCTTTTGTCCGCTTAGCAACGGCCTTGGGTGAGTCGTATTCTTTCTGTTGTGATACTGTCTTAACCTGTTCCCAGTTGCCAGCAGTACCATTTTTCTTTTTCTCCAGAATAATACTCTTACCATCCTCTGTCCTGAATCTGTAGTCTACGCCGTCAATGGTGTATCTTCTTCTTGCAGTAATATCGTTTCTTCCGTCTGATTCGTAGTGCATATCAATTTCTGCATCTGAAATATCTTTACCAGTCTGACTCTTAATAAGCTCTTTAATTTCGCTGCGTTCATCGTTTTCAAGTCTTGAAAGTCCTTCCTGCAGTGCATAAGGCACTTCAACGCCGTTAGCCTTAGTATAAACAAGATCCGGATTCGCATCGCGTTCCTTCATAGCCTTAGCCATACGCGCCTCTTTGCTCTCGATAACGCCTTCTTTATAGTCGCTAAGTGTTTTAATACCTTCGTAATCTTTACCAAAGTATTCCTTATAATCTTTCTGCTTTTCAAGTACGCCGCCCAGATTTGCATTTATAGCACGTGTTACACGTGTTTTTATTTCTTTTTTTGCTTCCGGTCCAGCATTCTTTATATCCATATCAAAAAGAATATCTTTCACAATATCAAGAGTAGAGTTCAATTCTTCTTCATATTTAGTCTTATCATCTTTTGTGTTTAATGTAGTCTTTATTACATTTTCTGCATAATTTACTACATCCTGAAAGTCCGGCGGCAAGTTCTTGCTTGCATACTCTAAAAACTTTCCAACCTTAGGAAAGTCTTTTTCTACATCTACAATACTTGCGTTATAGTTTCCAGTAACCTGTTTGTATTCATCCAGTACATCGTCTTGAAAGTCCTTCCAGGCATTATATACAGTAGTAGTATCGCCATTTTTAATAGCGTTCATATAAAAGTCAATATAATCCTGAGGATCCATTTTATTTGCAGCAGCTTTTCTCTGGCTGCTTGTAGTAGTTCCCTCAGCGCTATAATAATCTTCCAGTGCAAAGCGTGCGGTCCATTTAGTAAGCTGGTCTGCACTTATAAGGCCGGTATTCTTTACAGAGTCAAGTAATGCACGGCCAGCCATTCGCTGTGTATTTCTTCCTTCTGCTGTTCTCTGGTCCATAACGCTGTCATATATCTGCGCGCATTGCTTTTCTGTCTGGTCCCATATATCCTGCTGCTTAGCTCTGTACTCCTGCTTCATAGTTTTTGTAAGAGTATCTTTCAACTGTGTAGTATCTTTCATTCGCGGAAGTCCGGAAGTATCTGAGGCTGTAAGTTCCGGCATATTCTTAAATACCATATCTATTACAGCCTGCTCACTGTCTCCACGCTTAATAGCATCTTCTACAGTGTTATCAAAATATTTTGTTGCTGTATTTATATAACACTTATCGTAAATATAATCGTATTGCTTTTGTAGTTCGGTCTCATCGATATAGCCGCATTCTCTAAGGTTTCTTGCAGCCTCATTTCCAAGTCTTAAAAAGTTTTCCGGTGTCTCAGTCTGTGCAAGTGTTTCTAGTGTGTTCTGATAATCTACAAGCGCGTGGTTTCTATCTGCTTTAAATACAAGCTGGTTTACTTCTCCTGAGACTGTAACCTGTGCTTCATCCAGAATAGAGTTAAACATATCAGCCTGCAGATTATTCTTACAGTAATATACGCTGTCTTTATTTGACATTGAGCCTTTAACGCTCTGGAAATAATCAGTCATCTTCTGCTGCCATTCATCAGAATTACTGGATCTCTGTATTTCCATCATCTTATCTTGTATATCTTTTTTGAGCTGTATCTGCTTATTTTGTGTTGAGCGCTTTGCTTCATTAGTTATATAGTCATCATAAACACTATTAACCGTATTCGCGCTATCAAGCATTGCGTTCATTAACTCATTCATCTTTGACATATATTTTACCTGCCTTATTATGTTGCTTTATTAAAAGTGTTTCCTATGTTATAACCTGTCTGGAAGCCTTTTGCGCCCATAGTATGAAAAGCGATCATAGAGTTAGCAAAAGCGTTCCATCCTGAGTGATTCTCGTATTCATAATCAAGCTCAGTAATATTGTAATTAACATCAGTCTTAAGTGCTTTCAGTTGATTCTGATATAAGTTCCAGTTATGGCCGCCTTCCAGATAAGAATTACGTAAATATTGTGCATCTTCGCGCATAATATCCGCGCCGATTCTGTTCTGCTGTATATTCCATTTATTGCCAGCAAGATTGTTTAATACGGAAGCAAGGTTATTATCATCGCTGCGGCGCTTAGCATCCTGGCTAAATTGTAATTGTGCTGCATTAGTTGCGCTTTCCATAAGCACTGCATCGCTTAAACTGCTGCCAGCCCTTACGCCGCTTCCGGCAAGATTAGAGTAGGCCGCGCCCTCTGAGCTTCCAGCCTGCATACTCTGAGCATTCCAGTTCATAGCATCAGCTTCCTGTCCTAAATAAAGCTGGTCTATAGCTGCATTAAAATCATTAGACAAGCCCTGTTCTGTTACATTAAGGCTTTCATCAGTAAGATCTGCCTGTTTCTCAGTCTGTGCCGCATTACGTTCTGCCTGCTCCTTAGCAAGTTCAAACCTTTCCTTAGCCTCATCTTTTTTAATCTTGTACATCTGTTCAATGTACGCTTTATTTCTTGCAGCAGCTTCACGCGCCCGCTTATCATCCATTGCTGATCCGATAGCTCCTGCCGTAGCCGCAACTGCCGCGATTACAATACCTGCAATTAAAGCACCTGTACTAAACATTTATATCTTCCTCCTACGCAAGCTGCGCCTCAACTGTCAAAATATTAACCGGCTCTGTACCGTTTGCTTCAAGTTCAAAGCATACATCGCGGTCCGTAGTTCCCGGATAATTTACCTTACCAACTCCACTATAAGGAAGCTGTGTAATAGTCGTAAACTTTTCATCCGGAAGCCCTGTAACCTTTACCACCGGAAGCCAGCTTTCTAAGAAGCGTACATAAAGATTAGCAATGCGCTGTCTCTTGCTAAGCTCTCCGGCTACAACCGGCATACTCTTAATATAAGATCTGTAGTCATAACCTATATAAACTTCATCGCCAGCGCTTATAAAGCCTTCCGGAATATCGTCATAATCACAAGTAGTATTCTTAGTCTTATTCCAAAGGATTGCGCCGTCTGTGTAGCCGTCTGCAGGATCCACTGCTGTATGATCGTAAACCTTCCAGCCGTCAAGATAGATGCTGTTACCCAGATCATACAATTCAAGGAAATATCTTGCATCTACTCCAGTTCCATTTTGTACTACAAAAAATACTAAGTCGTTTTCATCTTCGCCTCTGGTAATAGCGCAATTCTTAATCAGTCCGGATGCAGTAATAAGCCTGCTCCAGGCCATAATGCCGTTAGTCTTGTCATAAAGCATAACGGCTGCAATTCCATCCTGCCGTACAAGTACAAGTCTTGAATACGGATTAGTCATATAGTCAAAGTCTACTACAGCGCTTTCTCGCAAAATATGGTCCGCAAGTAAAGCAATATTATTGGTCCTGAATGCCTTACTTTCACCATCATAATAAAACTCGCGTATACCTTTATTACCCTGTGCAAAATATACTGTAGCGGTTTCTACAGCCTGGCCTTGCAGCTGGTCGCTTCCATAGCGGCCCTGCATAACTGCATTTATACTTAATGCACTGATTCCCGGATCAATACTCCATATACTCGATTCAGTACCTACAGCTAAAAATCTGTTTGAGCTTAAAAACTTAATAGCGTCGTTCTGGTCGCTTGCCAGTTCAAAAAATAAGCTGCAGTCTGCAGTAGTAATATTATTAGCTACTACCATATATTCGTAGTTTTCTGCCGTAACACTATCTGCACTGCGCCATAACTGGATAGACATAACAAAGTTAGTTTTTTCTTCTTCTTCCTCTTCGTCATCCCATACAACTGCAACTTTATCAGTATTAACAGTAATAGTATTCTGTGTAACTGATACAACTTTAGTACCTACTGGAAGTATATTAGATGTTACAAAGTAATCTGTAATAACACTTTCAAGCGTTCCTGCTACAGTAAAATCCTGAGTAACATTCTTAAAAGTAGTTCTGTGGTTTACAGTATCAATATCATCTTTATTAAGGTCGCAAGTAAATATATGCAGGTCCGCATCCATAACTACCTTATTTACAGTTACAAACTTCTTGTAAGTAGAAAAGTCTTTATAGCGTGTGCCGTAGTTATCCGGCGCTGCGCTGGCCCATACCATCTGCGGCTTATTCTGTGAGCTTGCAAAAAATAAGCGGTTATTAAAAAATGCAACGCATGAAGGATATTTACCAGTAGTCTTAAATAAGTCTGTATCAATCTCCGGATCGGTGCCGTATACGCTCCAGCTGTTAGATTCATATTTATACAGCTTGCCGTCTTTAATACACCAAAACTCTTTTATATTCTGTTGGAAGTCTTTTGTATAAGAAGTAGTAACGCCGTTTATCAATTTATTGTAAGTAAAGCGGCCGTGTCCGTCTGTAGTAGCTACTTTCGTAGGGAAGTTATCTGCCGGTATCATAACGTAGTCAAAGTCATCATCAAGCTCTACATCCGGTATAAAGTCAAAGTCTATCTCACTTGCGGTAAAAACATTAGCAAGCATTTCAATCATTATAGGCTTATAGTCTCTATGAACAAAAATAATAGTATCGTAGTTCTGCGCATACTGCAGCTCTTTAATAGCCAGCATATTAGCCCAGGCAATATTATCAAGCGTCTGAATAACAGAATAAGCGCCAGTAACTCCCTGGCGCCATATTTTAATTACACCTGGCGCAATTTTAGTCCAGGTGCTACTTATCATTTTATAGATTTCATTGTTATATAAAGCATATTCGCCCTCAGTGCCATCTTCTTCCAGATTGGCAAGTGTACGCGACGGCGTAGGAAGCAGGCCGATTTCAAAAATAAATACGCTGTCTTTATTCACAATAAAGGGAATAATCCGATTATTCCCGCTAAGCTCAGCAACACGCTGCAGCCCTGGCCGGCGCTTAATGCCTCCGGTAGGTATAATTTCAAAGTTCTCAATCTTAGCCGCGCCCTGATAATACTGCTGTATATCTACGCGGCCGTTTAAGCTCTGGCTAAGTTCACCGGAAGCAAAGTTAGTTATAAGCATTTATCTCGCCTCCGTTTGTAAGCCCTAACTGGTCGGTCCACCATTTATTTCCTTTATGCTTATTCTTAGCCTGTTCAGCACTTCGCTTCATAGCGCCGTCTGCTATAAGCCTTGCCTCGTTATAAAGCATCTGGTATTTATCAGTGCCGCCGGTAAGTTTAAGCGCAATACCTGCAGCAAGTTTACACTCGATATAAGCGCTAAGCTCTGGATCCAGGACCGGCTGGCCGTAAAAGTTATAGTCCTCTTCTACGATTACGTAGTAAGTAGTTCCCATGATATAGCTTTCTGCTTTTTCGTATTCGCCTTCTGCATTTATAATGTAGTATTTATCTATATCTTCCGGATCCGGATTTTCTACTTCTTCAAATACATATCTTCCCGTAAAATAATTACGGACATAAAGTATAACTACATTTTCTTTATCACAAAATAAAAAGCCGCCTTCAACAATATAAGGCTCGCCGTCATTAACTGCGATAACCTTAGCGCAATCCATAGGAAGCGCATACATAAAAGCATAGCCGGTAAGGTTTTCCTCAGCTTCTTCTGCATCAACTTCTTCTGGTGTAATAGCAGTAAGCCATGCGCGCTTTTTTTGGCTGGTCCAGTCATAAGAGGATAGTGCTTCTAATAAAGTCGCAAGATAAAACTCTTTTACTACGCGTACACGGCTGCTTTCAGCGTCGCTCCATTCTGTATCTGTAATAGGCTCTTCTCCGGCCTTTGTAAACGCTCTTGCAACTAAGTCTCTGTCTATATTCATAACCTTACCACCGTCAAAAAAAATAGGGCGTGGCGCGTCGGCTCCACGCCCTATGTCTTAAAGTTTTGTGAAGTATTCTGGCTTAAATGGCTTCTTTCCAGCTTCAAACTCGTAAACGCGTTCAGCTATAAAAAGTCGCTCATTGTCATAGCAAGACACTTCGCATTTGTACTTTACAGTACCCTTTGCAGCATCATTAGCGGCTGGTGCTACTGTGCCGTTTTTCATTTCATCCATACTTAAGCTCCCTGGTATACATCCAGTACGGCGTCAAACTTTCCGGCTGTGTGAGTACCGGTAGTAATTGCTGCCACACGGATATATTCATAATTGAAGTCTGCTGGGACTGCAACACCAAAGTGTGCATTAGCAGTAAGTGAAGCTGTTGCGATAGCAGGTGATGACTCAACTGTAGCCCAGTTAGAGTTATCATTAGATCCCTGTACGACGAAAGTCGCATTAGTTCCGCCTGCAGCAGCTACAGTCATCTGAATGTCAAAGCGCATTCTTCCAGCCTGTGCCTTCTTAAGTCTCAATACATTTGCTGTTGGGACTGTTCCTGCAGCTCCGAAAGCAGCTGATTCTCCTAAATGAAGTCCAGCGTCAAAACGTGAAATAAGTGCCATAGTTCACTTCCTCCCTTAAATTAAGATACTGTTGCTTCTGTCATAAGGATAGAAGGGCATTCACGGAAGCGTGCGTTACCGATCTTAAGCACTTCGTTACCCCATGGATCTTCTGACGGAAGGATAATATTTGTAAGTCCAAGTGCTGCAACGTTGAAAAGTCCTTTCATTTCAGCATTACAAGCAATAGAAACTGTACCAGCTCCACGTGCAAGCAATGGCATTACACGTACAATCTTTTCTGCAACTGTCTTACCGATGTTTGCAGCTGTTGGATCAATGTTACACAAGCGGATGATGGAAGCGCTGTGTCCTACTGACAAGCCGCGTGCAATGCGGTAGTGTGCGCGATAAACCTGGTGCTTGCTGCCGTTTGAGTCAATAGCAGTCTGTTCACCAAGATAATTGTACTCTACGCCGGCGTTTTTGCTGCCGCGTGGATAAATGATGCGGGCCTTATCCATACCCCATTTAATAAGGTATACAGAGGTCATTGCGCCGCTTGCAGATCCGCCCATACTGAAACAATACTTGTTAGATGTAGCGTTCAAGCGTGTAGCTAGTCCGTTTGTATAACGTGGGTTGTTGTTGTGATTTCCGTATACCAGGTCGTCTGTGATGTCCTGGCTAAGACCTTCAATGAAAGCGCTCTGTTCGCTCTGCATCAATTCTTTAGGATGTGCAGCCTCGTCAACCATCTGCTTATCTACTTCTGAGTAGATTTCGATGTTAGAGATAACATCCTGAATAGTCTTAGTCTGGCTAGATCCCTGGCCTACGCCTTCGTTGTAGCCTCTATGCTCTCCATGTGGAATAGCAGTACGTACAAGATGGGTATCAACTGTACCCTCGTTAGCCTCTACAAGAGGTGCATCAATAAGCAATTCATTGTAAGAAGTAAGCTCTTCAATGATCTTGCGGCTGTCCGGTGATACTCCGGATCTTTTTGCTACTTCAAGTGAAGTAAGCTGGTCTGTAATTGTCAAAACAGCCATAAGTAATATTCTCCCTATTTAAAGTCGTTTCCAAAAGACAAGTGTCCGCCGTCTGCAATACTCTTATAGCCGTCGGCTTTTCCCTTAGTATTGCCAGGGCTACCTGCCTCTGCGCTCTGTTCACCAAGCAGAATAAACATTTTAACTACGTCGTAGTCTCCAAGTAATCCGGCCTGCTGTAACTTAGCGCCCATCTTTTCTCCACCGTAGGCTGCAACTCCGCGCTTAAGCATTTCTATCTTTGTCGGATAGTCTTTGCCATATTCTTTCTGCAGTGCTGCCTGCGTGTCCTTTGCCTGCGCATCAAAAGCAGCCTTCTGCTGCGCAATAGCATTATTTCCTACTTCCTGCAGAGACTTATAAAAAGCCTTAGCCTGTGCATCAGTAAGATTATTTTCATAGGCCATTTTCCGGAACATATCAGCATCTTCACCTTCGATAGAATACTTATCAGCCGATTCCGGCTTTCCAAGCGCTCTATAGAATGCCTCAATTTCCTCTGCGCTCGCATCGTCTCCAGGTTTCGCAATGCTACTTCCCAGCTTCTTTTCAAGCTCCAGATAATTGTTAGCAAGGTCTCCGATCTTCTCAAACTTACTGAGTTTCTCAGCTTTTTCAGCCTCAACGTTACCCAGCTGCGCCATCCAAGCCGGATGCTTAGCCTCGCTAGTGCCTTTTCCGTCTGCAGCATCATTACTTCCCGTCGCCTTATCCCCGGTATTCTCACCAGGTTTAGCATCAGGTTTCTGCTCCTGCATTCCGCCCATTACATTTGCAATATCATTTGCTGCTGTCTCTCCAGCTGTCTGTGTAGAAGTTTGTGTCTGATTCTCATCAGCCATTCGTTTCCTCCTTAGTGTTTATTACAATCAATAAGACTGCATGTTATCTGCTTGTAATTATCACATCTAAGCCGCTTAAAAATCATAAACTTAGCAAAATTATTTAATGCTACAGCGGTTTCTGTGTTACATTCGTCGTAAAATCTCAGATCAATAAGAAGCTGGTGTAAAACTTTTTTTCCGTCGTCTGTAGAAAAAACACGCCGGAAACATTCAGTCATACGCTTGTCGCGTTCAATAATTTCTTCCTCTTCTGAGTCTCCCTCCAGTTTTCCCATAATCTTGTCGTAATCTTTTTCTTCGTTAGATGCCATTCATTCCTCCGGCAAGTTTCTTATTGATCTCTTCCATCATGCTGCCTTCCTGGGCTGCTTCGCCCATCTTGTTAGCATTCTGCATAAGCGTCTGGGCCATAGCCATCTGCTGCTGCTGTGCTGCAGCTTCCTGCTGTGCCTTAATACGCTCTTCGCGGATCTTCTTAACGTCGTCATCCTCGCGGATAATATTTTGCGGCATTCCCATACCTTCCATAGTGCTTTTCATAAGCTCGTCGCCGTCTAAGAAGTCGCCGGCATTAGGGAACATCTGCATAATAGGTCCAATAGCATTAAGCGCCTGTACGGTGCCGCCCATCTGGTGATACTTCTTCTGATTCTGTGCAAGTGGTCCTGTAAAGTCTATTTTAATAATAGCCTGCTGCTTCAAAAGTGCCGTAGGTGGTGGCGGTAGCATCTGCGCTCGCATCAAAAGATTAAAGGTGCGCTGTATGATATTAGATAAAAAGTCATTAAGAGATACAATAAAAGTCGATAAGGTAGCAGCCTTTTCGCCCTGCAGCTCCATAACTTCTGTAGCAGTCATCTGCTGGTTACGCTCTTGAAGTGCAAGGAAGTAATCAACGTAAAACCAATCCTTTACAGCCTGCTCATAGTTAGCAAGTTCCTGCAGCGTAATAGGATAATTCTCGCCAGTGCGGACCGGCTCTAAGCGGCTGTCTTTTGTCGGAAGGTAAGTAATTCCTCGCGGACTTAAGTCAATATCGTGCATTTCCTGGGAAGCCATCATAGGTGGCTCTGCGGAAGTCTGCGCAATCTGCAGGCTGCTCTTCTTTATGATATTAAGCGCCTTAATATCCGGCATTGCATCCTGGGCCGGGCTACTTGAATAAGCAAAGCCCGGATAGCGTTCCCATTCAAATACAGCAAAAGGAAACTCCCTGTAACCGGATTCTTTAAGAATATGATGGCCCTTCAAGTCCAGATAAACACAAGCATAAGGCATGTTCTTAGCATCCTTAAACTTCGGATTATAATCTGTACGCGGATAAACACACATCAAGATTTCGTGTGAGTCATTCCAGTGCGACGGCTCTTCAATATCGCGCTTCATATTGTCGCTTACATTTTCTTTTCCAAAAAAATCTACGATATTTCGTAAGGTATCTGCATACCATCTAAAGCAGGTATCAACGTCGCCGTAAGCATTTACATCTAAAAATAATTCGTTTGCAGGGAAGTGAGTATAACGGATGCGTGCATTTTCAATATCTTCCTCAATATGAATAGCTCCATGTCCTATACAAGTAGAGTCTTTTACGGCCGGATTAGTCTCCTTGTAAAAGTTACTTCTATTAAACATAGCAAATAATTCACTTTCACATTGCTCCAGCCAGTCCTTTACACCGTATTCTTTAAGCAGGTTGGCATTTTCCATACCCAGCTTAAACCATACTAAGGAAGGGCTTATAGCATAACCTAAGATGCCGGCTACAAGAGTCTTGTTATACTGGAATGGCTTAGAAGTAAAACGCTTAGGCCGTGAAGGGACTTCACCCGGCTTACTCCATTGCATTACAACGTTATCAGCATAAGTCTGCGCTTCGGTCCAGTCTGCCTCAAACTTAGCGCGATTATCCTTTAATTGCTGCCAGCGTGTCTCTAAAGATTTAATGAGTTCTTCTTTATCTTCCATAGGATAAAGAATACAGCAGTCAATATTATTCTGACATAAACAAGCAAAAAAAAGCTGCTTTAATAAGCAGCTTAAAATTACTTTATTTTCTTTGCTTTAATGAATCCTCGTAAAGTTTATCTTTACAAGCCTTCGTAATGTTTTTGATCCTCTGGATCCGGATCCGTTCTTCTACCTGTTTTTGGATCTCGTCATAACTAATATTTTCCATACCCATAATAATACCTTCCTTTTACTAAAAACACAATACTAAAAAATGCCGGTAAAGTTAGCAGTCTTTACCGGCAAAGAAGTATTATTTTAGAACAATTTAAGAGGTAGGGGACTTTTACCTGCTCCCCAGCAGTTCCTTATATTGGGCTTACGCCCTTAAGATTTTTCTTACCAACGGTAAGTTATATTTACCAGCAACGCCGGAAATATACTACTTCATATTTATAATAGTCTCCTGGAAGCGCTCACATACAGCTGCAACCTGTGTAGCTTTTTCTGCCAGTGCTATTGCATACTGCTTAGTCTCTTCAATAGCTGCAAAGCCATTCTGTATATGATTATTTTTAATCAAAGCCCATACATAAGCCAGATTCTTATTAACCACATCTAAGCACTCAGCAGCTTCTTCAATCTCTTCTTTTAATACAGCATACGCCTCATGCTCGCTCGCATAAAATACACCATGATTATTAACAATATTCTGCAGCTCATAAGCTACAGCCTGGCTTATACTATCCCTTGCTTTCTCTGCAATCATTTCTCCACCTCGCTATCTTTTAAGAATTGCTCTGCTTTAACTTTCCAATCAAGACTATAGTTCCAGCCTTCTCCCCAAGTAACCCTTATGATGTTTTTAATAAGTTCTTTTGCAGTGGTGAGTTGTGCTTTAAGAGCCTTGTTTTTTCTTCTCAATTTGTATTTTTCTTCCATTTCAAATGCAAGTTCTATATCCATTTTTATTCTCCTTTTAAGAATTGCTCTGTTTCTGTAACTTTATGTTTATAAGGCACAAGATTTGGACTACCTTCTCTAAAATAATAAACAAACCATTTAAGAAGTTTCTTTGCTTTGGTGAGTTGAGAACAATTTGGTATGCAATAATGCTCTTCAATTTCTTTGGCTTTTAATCTACCTTCAAGTTCTGCTATCCGCTTTTCTCTTGGCTCGGCACTTGAAAGATAACCACGAATAAATCCGTCAAACTTACAACCGTACTCGGCTATTGATTTTTCTTCTGCTTCCTGTTTCAGTTCGTCTTTTTTCATTATTTTCTCCATTAAAATGGTATTTCATCCGGAATATTAAAATCCTGGCTACTGTAATTAGCTTCTGCCGGTGTGCTATTCTCATAAGTAGAAGCATCACTATAACTTGCTGCCGCGCTGCTATAACCTGCATCCTGCTGCTGGTCCTTAGCCTGGAAGGATCCTGGTGAGAATCTTATATTTTCAACTTTTAGCACTACTGCATAATGATTCACTCCATTTTCATCTTTCCATCTGTTCTGTTTTAAGCGGCCTTCTACTAATACCCAGCGGCCTTTAAGCAAGTGTTTGTGCATACTTGTTGCATAATTACCTTTAATAATGCAGTCGAAAAAAGAAGGAATATCTACCCAGTTACCCGCATCATCCTTATACGATTCATTATTCGCAATAGTAAACCTGCAGTAAGGTGTACCGTTTCCCCAGCTGCTTAGCTCTGCAGCCTTAGTTAGATTTCCTTCAACGATCCAGTGATTAATGCTAGACATAAGCTATTCCTCCTGAATAACCTTAAAATATTTTTTTGCTTCATGTAGTGCATCCTCATACCAGCTAAAAGCAATCAAGTTATCTGTTTCTTCATTGAATACACATCCATTCGCAAAATAGTTATCTAAATTAAAGTTAAGCTTATCCCATTCTGCTACAGTAATTTCTACAATTTTCATGCTTTCTCCTTTAAAAAGTTTTCTGCTTTATCTTTAATAGCATCATATTCGCTATAATCATAATCTACTCTTTTTTCCCAGGATAAAAACTCTGTTATTATCTCTTTTGCTTTTTTCATCTTCTGTGTTAATTCCAGATTTACCATAAAGCCTGCAGATTTACCTATCTTTTCATTTTCCTCACGTAACTTCTCATTAGTCGCCTTATAAAAATCTGCATCATTTTTGTAATGTACAATTTCACTTGCAGCCTTAACGCTTTCCTTTTCAAGTTTTACGATATACTCTTCAATCTGAATTGAATTAACAAAGCCGCGCCGCTTAAAGCCGTTACCTTCATAAAAGAAGTCCAGCATTTCCACCTTATCCTGCAGCTTCCTGTTTTTCTTTTTTTCCAGAATAATCTCAATAATCAAACATATAATCAGCCCTAAAAATCCGCCGATTATATATCCTATAGCTTCGCCCATACTCATTTCACGCCTCCTACACACATTCAAATAACTCCGGCTGGTAATACTTATCAAAAATATTCTCAGCTGCCTCATTTATACGCTGCTGGCTTATCTCATAAAAATGCTTATCCAATTCAATACCAATAAAATTGCGTGAATGGATCTTACAAGCTACTCCAGTAGTGCCGCTTCCCATAAATGGATCTAATATTGTCTGGCCTGTAGTAGAAGAGTTTTCTACAAGCGTTTCAATAATATTAAGCGGCTTAATTGTCGGATGCTTATACAACTTTTTATCCTTTGCGTTTATCGGCTGGTAAAAAACTGTCTTAGCTGCTTCATAACTCATAGGATTACAATACCCCCCCCTACGGAAGTATAGACAATACTCTTTATCTGTAAGATACTTATTATTAAATAGCGGCGTAGCATTGCTTTTATTCCATATAAGAATATCAAACTTGCAGCCATACTTGCCTACAAAAAAGTTTAGATACTGCGGTATCTGCTTATGATTACACCATATATAAATATTTATTTTCTTAAGCACTCTTACAAAATCTTCAAGTATATCGTCTGTAATACCTGCAGTAAGTACGCCTGCGGCAAGCTGATTATTCATATTCTGAATAGACTTAGCCAGCCGGCTTTTGCTTCCTGTGTCCGTCGATTCAATCAAATACGGCGGATCCGTAACAATAAGGTCCACTGAGTTATCTGGAATATTCTTAATAAGCTTATAAGCATCGCCATTGTGTAATTCAATCATAATTAAAACGGATCCCACTCCTTAGTCTGTCTTGCCTGTCTCCAGCTGCCGTTGATCTTTCTCATATACGTAGTAGGGTGCATTACAAAGTCGCTCATAACTGCGTATCTGTGATCGTCGTAAGCATGGTCCTCCAGCTTAGTATCTATATCTTCCGGATGATTCGGATTAGGTGTAAGTAACGGAATAGTCCTTATAAAACCTGTACAAGTATTAAATACCTGAAACATAGGTCCCATAACCGGCTGTCCGTCTTTTTCACCTAGCTGCACTTGCTGCTTAAAAATATCATCCACCATAACAAGCCCGTTTATACGGTCGTTGTTAGCCTTAATCATATTAAAGCCCACTTCCGTAAATACCTGCTCTATACTCTTCGATTCATCCTCAATCTTCTCATCAGTCCATATAGCAGGATCCGCAACCATATCTGTAATACCGTCTGTAACTGCATAGCTCCAGGCTTCTTCTGCAAGGGCCTTAGCGCTTTTCTTAAGTCCTACGTTGTATTCTCCCGGCGCGCATCCGTACATTTCGCGGTAGCGTATAATCCGGCCCATACTGTTTACAGCGTAGAAGCCGATGGAATAAGGCTTACTCCATCCCCAGTCCATACTGCAAAACTTAAACCACTTGCCTTGCTCCAAAGCAAAGGGCTTGCATACATGTATATCCTGTCTAAAGCTATCCAAAACTTGTCCCTCAAATACATTCCAGTCGCCATAGCGCAAAGCCCGCGCCAGGTGCGTCGGTAAACTCATAAGCCTTGCTTCATAAGCTGGATCGTTTTCCATCAAGATCTTGTTATCTTCCAGGCTGGAAGGAATAAAGCAGGCTGTGTCCCGGCTTACTTTTCCGCCGCTTAGCTCTGTCTCTATATAAAAAATCTTGTTAGGCACGTGTCCGTCCATAAAACGCTGCTTAATCCATCCGTGTCCTACGCCGCCAGGGTTTGCCGTTCCGCGTATATAACACGGCACTCCGTAAACACTTCTTAATCTGGACTTCATATAGGTCCAGCAATACGGGCTAGGATAGTTACCAAGCTCATCTATACCTATCCACGTGTATTGATGGCCCTGATAGTGTCCTACGTCCTTTTCGTTTTCCAGATAGCGCATCTTAAGCGTAGCGCCGTTTGGAAACTTCCACATATTGCTGCCGTTTTTCGTTCCCGTTCCGCAATAGCGTGCGCCTTGTGGAATAAACAATTCCTCTGCCCGCGCCTGCAGCTCTTCAAGCTCCGTAGTAGTTTTACGGAATAGAATGCCTTTCCAGTGCCGGCCATACTTTTCCGCGCCCTGCAGAAAGTCTGCAAGTAAGAAGTCCGATTTACCACCACCAGCCGCGCCGCCGTAAAACAATTCAGTAGCCGGGCATCTAAGCGCAAGCTCCTGCTTCGGCTGCGGCTTCCAGTACACTTCATAGCTCATCTTGCTGCCTTCTTCTTAGCCTCAGATATAGCTACAAAATGCTTACCCAGCTTGTTGTAAAGGAATAAGCTGCATTCCTCATTACTCTCCGGGCATCCGTTTTCTTTATTCCAGCCCAGCCTGCGGCATACTTTACAGTCCCAGAAAAATAAAAGCCCGTGCATAATCTCACTGCGTTCCTGCATCAGATTCAATTAAGCCTCCCGCCCGGTTATTCCAGGCCTCAATGCTGTTATCTTTCTCAACCATAGCCACAACTTTAAGCTGCTCTGCAACTAAAACTTCCGGCCGGATCAGATTCAGATACTTCAAGTACATCTGCATGTACTTAGCACGATCTGCCAGCGTTACCTTTACGCCCTGCGGTGTAACTTCAATCTGGCTTATACATTTCGCATACTCGCCCAGCTCTTCAATGCTCTTTACCTTAAGCCTTCCCCGGTTGTCTATAATCTCAGCCGGATTATAAGCAGCCAGCAGCATAAGGTCCTTAAGCAACTTATAGCCGTTCTTTTCGTCTAAGTCTGCCTGCGTATCTGTAAGCAGCTTAGATACTGCAGTCCTGATATAATCCTTGCTCAGTAATCTGGATGCAGCAGCAGCGCATACTTCATCGCTTCGCTCAGTTACCTTTCCGGTAACTTTATCCCGGTCCTTGTAAACGCTCTTGTAGCTGGCCGTAGCGTTTAAGAAGGTAAGGTCATCGGTGCAATAATGCAGCACAAAAAGCCTTTCTTTATGCGATAATCCTGTGTCCCATCTTCCGTTACTTTCGTCTACTTCCAGCATCACAATTCCGCCTTACTTAAAATATTTCAAAGCCGTGTTCAGATTCCTCTGCAGCAGCAGCTTCTTCTTCAACTTCTTTTACCTTGCGCAATTCTTCCTGCTCCTGGCTCTTCGCAATAAGAAGCTGCCTTGTAGCATCCGGCGCCTCCGGATCTATGTTATATTTTAAGCACTCGTTACTTACAGCGACACTAATTTGATCCTGCTCTGCCTTAAAATCAGCCTCAGCCTTTTTTGCAGATTCGATAAACTTGTTAGAAGCATTGTTTGTAGCAAGGATTTTCCCTGCATACTGCATAAGCTCCATCCAGCATCGCGTCTTAATCATATACGACGGAAGCAAGGCCTGGCCTTTCCAGTATTCACTGCGGCCGCCGTCGCACATCTTCTTAAACTCACTGCACAAAACTCCAGCCACTTCTACCGGCGGATTCACTTCATCACTTACGCTTTTTATCTTCTCGCATAAAGATCCCAGTGAATTAGCAGCCTTCTTCTTGTCAAAGCCTAAACAATTCTTAACAAAAAAGTCCTCCAGATAAGCGTAAAGCGCGCTGTCTGCATTCTTTTCAATGCTTCCGCTTGCTGCCTGCAACGCCTCTGCAGCTAGGGAAGTAGTTAGCCCATTGCCATTAGCGTCGTTAGGTGTTTGCATTTCTGTAGGTGTTTCTGTTGTTGTAGTTTTTTGTTCGGCCACTGCCGTATCTGTCTGGCAATTATCCGCTGTAGGGCGCTCTATACGCCCGGAAGCGGATAATTGCTGTATGTCTGTGTGTGTGTGTGTTGTCTGTTCCTCCTGTATTGTATTGTCTGTACTGTCTGTCTGTATGTTGACGACATTTTTTGCATTTTTGTCGTCATCCGGGCATAAAAAATCGCGGCGCGGCGCGGCTGTGGCGGCCTCCGGCGCGGCTGGTCCTGCTGCAGCTGCCTGCGGAATGTCGTTACATTTCCCCGCACGGCTTTCGGACTGCGGAATGTCGTTACATTTCCCCGCGCATCCATCTGCTGCAAAATCAGCCTGGCTGTAGTTAGCCTTTTTAGCACGCTCCTTAGCAATTTTATCTGCTACAATTCGCCTGCGATCTTCTGCAGTACGTATCTTTTTGTCTGAATAGGTCCAGTCTGCAATCTGCATAAGAGTAGTATCATCGCTTAAGCGGTATAAAATCTTATGCTGCCTCATAAGGTTAGCAATCTGAAATACCAGGGCGCGGCTCTTTACTCGCATAAGCCGCGCAAATATGATGCCATCTTCAAGATCAAATATGCCGTTATCGTCTGCCAGCTTCAAAGCAGTGATATAAAACATATACGGCGCAAACTTATATTCATCTGGCATAAAGGATTCTATATAAGTCATTTTATCGTCGCTCAGCAGATCAATAGGATACTGCCGCCAATAAACGTCTCTTAGCATTTTCTCTATGCTCCTCCTCAATTTTTTCGTATATTTCTTTTGTCATAATCCGGTAAAAAAACTTCATGCCGTATGGCGTTTTCTTTTCATCCTGAGATAAAAGATAGCCTCTGGCATCCAGATAATTTAATACAGAATAAGGATCGCCCTTAAAGCCGTATCTTCTGATTATTTTTGTTAATTCTGCCAGCGTGTAATATTTATGCGTAAGCTCTTCTGCAATTTCTGCTAAGGCCTGATCCGATAAAGGACACTGGCGCGGCTTGTATTTTTTCCGTAATTCACCATTCATCTTCATACTCCTTAAGCGCCGCATGGTTTATGCCGTCGCCGTAATCGTCGTCGCCATATAATTTATAGATTCCCCGCGCCGCCTCATACAGCGGATAGTGAAGTGATAAGGTAGTGATGACTTGCGACACTCCGGCGCGGCTTACGCCTGCAAGTGCCTGTATCTGCGAAAAAGTAAGCGGACCTTTTTCAAGCTCTTTAATTATTAACTTGTAGTCTACTTTTTTCTTTTTTTTCTTAGGTATCGAAAAGTCAAAATCAAACTCTTGTTGATACCAGTTATGCAAGTCTCCCACCACTTAGACTCCGGCTAAAACAAAGCCTTCTTTTCCCCGCCCTTAAGTTCCTGATGTAACATGGCTTCTTCCTGTTCTCTTGCATCAGCAGCTACAGTCTGTAAGAAGTTATCGTCGGTAAATACTTTATCTATGTAATCCTCAGCAGCCTGATTATCATTAAATACTTCTTCCCATTCCTTATCCGGATCATCTTTCTTTTTTTTCTCAGCTGCTTCTGTAGCCTGTTTTACAAACTCAGCTGCTTCTTTTTCTTTTGCTTCTACAAACTCTTTTGTAGTAAGATACTGATCGATCTGAGACTGGTTAATGTTCTGCTTAGCATCTTCTACCGGCATCTTAGCAAGCTGGTTAAAGAAGCCTTCGTTTGCAGCAAAATAAAAATCTTTCATACCATCCTCACCGATTACCGATAAGGCCATAGTTGCACGGAAGCAAAGTTCTTGCATTTCCGTTAAGTAGTTGTAGCGTGTCATAATCCACTCCTTAGAAAAAAAAAGCCCGTGATAACTTCCAGCTTGTTACCAACGGGCAATTAACTCACCAAAGTGAATCAGGAAGCTGGATCACCTGATTAACTCTGCCAATCAAGCGACTTTTTAACAAAATCACTTAATCAAGTTAAGTTAACATTACCACTACTTGACTACAATGTCAAGTTAAATATATTATGACAATATAATTTTTTTTTAATCCTTATCTAAAAATCCTATAATATTTCTAAAATCCTATTTTATAAAAACGTAGTATAATATTTTTTTATAAGAGGTGCGTTATGAAATCCAGCGTCATAAAGCATAAGGAAATCTTACCTATTTATGTTAAGGGCTTGTATAATCACAAGTACACTTTAAAGCAGGCTTCTGAGTCTACCGGTTATTCTATTGTTCATCTTTGCAGATTAAGAAAAAAGTATGAACAATACGGCGCTAAAATCTTTGAACATGGCAATAGCGGCCATATTCCTAAGAATAAAATTGATACTAAGCTGCGCCAGAAAATAGCCTGTATCTACTCGGCCCAGTATTCGGATGTAAACTTTAGCTATTTTCAAAAGTGCTTAAAAGAGTTTGAAGGAATAACTATAAGCCTTTCTACTCTGCGTAACATTATGAAGGAATATGGCTTAGTATCTCCGGAAGCGCGTAAAATCAAAAAGAAAAAAATAGTACACCGGCCGCGCCTGCGCCGTGATTGTGAGGGCGATCTGCTGCAGATAGATGGCACGCCTTTCGCCTGGTTTTACAAGTTCGGTGATAATACGCGCTATTGTCTTTCCGGCGGTATCGATGATGCTACCGGCAAAATAACAGGCTTATACTTTACTCAAAATGAATGCTTGTACGGTTATCTGGAAGTCCTGCGGCAAACTTGCAAAAGTTACGGCGTTCCCCGTGAGATATACTCTGATCGCGCTGCTATCTTCTGCTATACTCCCCGTGGCAAGATGCTTACACAATGGGAAAAATTAGAAGTAATGCACGAAAAAAGAACACAATGGCAGCGCATTTGTGAAGAGTTACATATACACCAGGTCCTTGCCTGGTCTCCGGAAGCTAAGGGCCGTGTAGAGCGCATGTGGCGTACAATCCAGGGCCAGCTTCCTATCTGGCTGTATAAGAATAACGTAAAGACTGTAGAGGATGCAAACAAGATAATAGCAAAATACATTAAGTCCTTTAATGATAGTTACGCTATTGAAGCAGCCGATGATGATAACTTTTATATAGATGCTCCGGATAACTTAAACGATATTCTTTGCGCCCAGTTTCCGCGCCGGGCCGATAGCCGCGGCTGCATAACCTTCCAGGCTACTACCTTCTACGCGCCGGATGCTCCGGATATAGCTCACCGTGATGTTATCTTATGTATAAATGAATCCGGCTTGTATATAAAGTATCTGAATAAATATTACCTGCTTAGACCTACAGAAAACTTTGTACGGCAAGTATACGGTGAGTTTATGCCGCAAGTAGTAGTCAATATTATATACCGGTATCTGTATGCTTACGGCAAGGAAATCAGCGCGTAGACATTATCGCAATGTCAAAAGCGTGGACCTTCTCGCAAACTTCGCGCTTCCATTGCGATATACGCGCCGGCGTTTTATGGTATTTGTCTGCAAGCTCCTGGATGCATAGCCCTGCTATAACATCGCATATAAAAGCAAAGTCCCGGATGCTTAGCGGGCTATCCTCCAGCTCTGCATACAATACTGATTTTCTTGTAGTCCGGATTTTTCTGTAAACATAAGCTACTGCAGGTGATTTTCTACACATATCTTCTCCTATAACTTTATAATTTAATTATAGGTTAGATATAGTTAAAACTGTTGCATGATTATCCGGTGATTATCACGTGATTACTCATCCTCATTCTGTGATTCGGCCAGCTTACGCTCAGGATATTCTGTAATATATTTTTGCAATAATTCCGCCTTGCTTTTACACAAGTTACGGCTCATTGCATTCTTAATAATCTGTGTTACTCTGTTTTCAGAAAAGTCTGTTATCTCTTTCTGCAGCTTACCTGCTGCAAGCTCTTCCAGTACAATGCGCTCATCATCCGTAAGCAGCAGCACGGCCTGTACCCTTGTTGCAAAAAGATACTTAGCCAGCATATAAAACAAGATGCAGTTTAATGCATTTATTCCCAGTGTCATAATTGCATACTGTTTAACTGCAAAAGATACAAAAAGATTTATTGCATATAAAATTAAAGCAGGCTTTTCTATTTTCTGATAACTGTAAATTGCAAAAAGTACAAAAAGAAAACTTGTATAATTAAAAAATCTATTGAAGTATAAAAGCACGTAAGCATATATCGCAATAGTAACTGCAAAGCCCTTCCTTAAAAATAATACTGTAGATGCAGCAATTAAAAAGCAAAAGCCGGCCCTTATATAGCACTGCCAGTAATCTGTAAAAAAGCTGTAAGCACAATGAAAAAATACTAATAAAACATGGATCAATATAACAGATAGCAATACTTTATCTGATTTAATAATTTGCAGTTTCTTTTTAAGCGTCATGCGCTCTATTGTATACTAAGCTACTAGGCTTATGCAATAAGAAGGGCCGCGCTTCCGGGTGGGTAAAGGGGTTAGGAAAGCACGGCCCTGAACTATTCTTTTTCTAGGTTATATGAGTAATTTACTATTCACTCATTTTAGGGCGGCTTATAATCCTCCCTGCCGTTTACTTCCTCCAGGGCTGTAACGGCTGTTTCTGTTTTATTAACATAATCAATAATAAGATTCCAATACCAATACGGAAGCATTACGCCATATACATGCAGCTCGCCGTCTTTGTCCTCTTCGGTAAGCGGCTCTACAATTCCGTCCTTTGGATAAGGGAAGCTCGGAAAGTATACGTTTTCAAGCCCCATTACCACCGGCACGGGTATTTCTTTTATCACCTCTTTCTGATTGCTTGCGCAACAGATCAAGGCCAGCGTTAAAACTATCAAGAGTATTACCACTATGCACTCTTTCATTAAGTTTTTCATCTTCCGCCTCCAATTCCGCCTTTTTCTTAGCTACAGCATTTTCTGCTTTCCGCGCCGCTTCCTGTACATTTGCACGGCGCTCTGCATCCTTCGCTGCAGCTTCCGCTTCTTCCAGCTTACGCTCAGTCTTAGCCTGCTTCATAAGCACGTAGAAAATAGCAGAAAAAAAAGCGCCGATAGCAGCAAGTGCTGCCAGGATCTTCTTAAGCATCTTTTTTCTTAACAATAAATAGGCCAATAATCATTGCAACTAGTGCAAAAGCTGCAGTAATAATTGAAGTCATTGTAGCTTCTGCAAAGCCTGCGACGGCGCAAAGGATGCCGGCAATAGCAAAAAGAATTACGCTTGTGTATTCTTTCCATGTCTTTTTTTCTGCCTGCTTCAATGTCTTAATAATAAGTGCAGCAAAACCAAAAGCTTCCAGCGCAATAGCTCCCAGCTGTGCCTGTGGAACTGCGGAAAGCTTACCGATGATGCAGCCTGCAATAATACAGAATACTGCCAGGATAGTAATAAATCTTTTCAATTTGTTTCCTCCTTCTTTATTCCTATCTTTTTTAAGAATGCTTCATACAAAAAAGTAGAAGCTCCTAAAATTAAAAGCCCATAATATACAGCCTCGCGCCAGGCAATGAACTTAGCCAGCGCCAGCGCAACTGAAACAACTGCACACCAAAATACACTAAGCCATATTTTTTTATGGTCGAATATCTTGATCTGCTTACCTGTTTTAGTTTCAACTGCAGCCTCGATTACGCCTGCAATATACATGCTGCCATAAACAAGCATAATTACAGCTGCAACTGCAACGATTACCGGAATAGGAACATAGTCCTTAACGGTATTTACTATTGTTGTAAAGTCCATAGACTTCCTCCTTTAACATTCAAAGTGCGGGCTGTCCGGAAGGTCCTTCCATCTGCCTCCCCACTTAAGGCCGCATCCTTCTCCGATCTCGCCCATAATATTCCATACTTCCTGCGGCGCATTCCACCACTGCCTTCCATTTTTTACCGGAACATAGTCCGCTGCACGCCCACTCATGTGATTACTGCGCAAAGTATTTGTACATACAGTCCGCGCCTCAACGTCGCCGATCTCATAAAGCCCGGCTGCAGCATAAAACTGCTTTACATATTTTACGTCCATACGGCCTCTAACAAAGTAGGCCATCTGGGTAGGCAAGTCGCGCAATGTTTCATTGATAGCAACTGATTCCACGCCCAGCTCTTTAAGTCTCAGATTGTGATTCATCTTCTCCCAGGCTTCCTGGAAGCGTGGTTGTACTGACAATTCAAGATCAGTAATCTTTTTGTGTATCATAAATAAACTCCTATTCCTTTTTGATTACTACGCGGCCGTCTAATAGCAGGTCCATCTTCGCATTCAATCCTGCAAGCTGTGAATTAATCTGCGATAAGGATCCATCCGATCGCGTCTGATTCTGTTCAAGCCGCTGTATTTCGCGCGTATTGTTTTCTATCTTATTCTGGCATACTCCAAAAGTAACGCCCCATCCCAGCACTGTAACAAGTATTGTTACTGCAAGCCCATAACTGATTTTCTTTTCTTCCATAAGCATCCCTTAATTAAGTGTAAGACACGTTAATTAAAAAAATCATAAACAACTAAAAAAAAGAGGAAAGTTTTTTAGACTTTCCTCTTAAAAACTGTGTCGGCGGTTATCCGCGCCCTCAGTCTTTTACATCATCTTAGCATGCAGCTTTTCTTCCCAGCTGTTAATCCAGTCGTTGTAAAGCTCGCTGTAGATGCCGTCTTTGTTGAAGCTCTCGCCATTGCTTACAGCTTCCTGCTCGGCCCTCATCATAACGCTGTCAATAGTACGCTTGCACTCGTTCATCTGGGCCAGTCTGTTTTTTGCACGGGTATACATGGCATTTGCAATAGCAGTATCGCCCTCGGCTTTAGCTGCCTCTGCATATCCTATAAGCATATCCGCATCTTTCAGATCGTCCATCTGGACCTTAAGAAGCATGCCGGCAATTTTCTTGTTATCCATGAGTTACCTCCGGATTACGCTGCCGGTGCTGCTGCAAGCTTAGTGTCGATGTAGTTTTCAAGCTGAGTAGTCTGAGCTACCTGTGATGCTGCAAGCTGAGCTACAAGGATTTCTTTATCCTTATCGCTTATCTTGTCGCGCAAAGCCTGAATAGTCTGATCCTGGATCAGCTGTCTTGTAAGCTGGCCGTCTGCAAGGATAGTAGCCTTAATGTCGCAACATGTGTTAGCCATTTCTCCTGCAAGATTTCCCAGGCTGTTCTGTACACCTGCAAAACCTACGTTCACGCTATTCGCCAGATTACCGATTCCGTTTCCGATATTCTGGAAGGTAATAGCGTCGTTCACGTCTGCACGTGTTAAAGCGCCCTGAACTGCAGCGTTATTAGCGCCGCCTCCCCATCCAAAGCCGCCGCCCATCATCATAATGAAAAACAAGATCAATATGATGATGCCATTGCCTTCGAGAAAACTTCCGTTTTCCATAATGTCTCCTTCCCGGACTTCATCGCCCGGATTTTAATTTATTTGCAAACACTGTCGCCAGTGTTTTAGCCTTGTTTAACATAGTAGGTGATACTTTCCCACTTGCCAGCATTTCATTAAGCATAGTCTGCGGATCTTTACCGGATGCCTCAATTTGTTTTTTGAACTGCATAAACTGGCTTACCATATCGCCATTTGCCATATTACGTCCGGCGTAATTTGCATTAGACTTGTTTTTCATATTCCTAAGCACTGTGCTTGCCATCTGCGATCTCCTTTACCATAGCTTTAAGCTCATTTACATCACCGGAAAGTTTATCAAACTCTTTTTTACTTACTCCGGTAGACACTTCTTCCTGTTCGATTTCTTCATACATAAAGCTGCGCGTAGTGCTTTTTCCGATCTCATCGCATTCTTTAATGTAGAATACGTCATCGTTAGCATCGATTAATACTACGCTTTCACCAGGATTCAAGTTAAAGCCTCTGGCCTCACTAAGGCCCGCGACTGTAATAACGCCGCGCTTAGCCGGCGCCTGCATTGTGTTAGGATTGTTACCGGTCATACCGGCAAGTAAAGATTGTGCAATAGTGTTATAGTCCATATCTGCATACCTCTTAGCTCCATAATAAAGCAGGATGCAGAAAATAGAAGTGAGAATAAAAGTAGATTTACTGTAATTTTTGCGTAATATAAATACCTATTTTCCGTAAAGCTTGTCGCTTGATAAGCGACACACTATCAATAGATAAGTTATAAGCATCCGCCATATCATACAGCCTTTCGCCTTCCAGCTCAGTACGCTGCACAATATCGCGCTCCTGTTTTGTAAGATTTACTGCATCCAGCAGGGCCATAACCTGCTGCCGATCCACGTTACTAAGCGCCAGCTTCGCCAGCTTTACAATTTCCGTTATCATAAGAATATTGTAAAGCTGCAAGCCGCGCCATAACTTATACAAAATTATAGAAACATTATAGTTTTATTTATTCTGTTATATATATTTCCGTAGGATCATTTGCACCAAGCTGTGTAAATAATGGCTCTTCATTTGCCTGATATATAAATACAATATTAGCGTTTAAATTGTTATCTCTTTTTATGGCTGTATAATATTTATTTTGATACTTTACAACACATGCTTTATATAAAGTGAGAGCTTGATTACCTGCAATTTTATTGCATGATATATCTGATGTATTATTTGCATTTATTGATGCTCCGTTTCTATAATACCCTACTGTATCTGTAAAAGCATACACACAACTTAAAGTATTTCCGTTTCCAGCTCTTGCAGAAATCAATAAACCATCAAAACGTCTATTCTGCGTTGTACTTGTAGAGGTAGAGTTGTACCAGGTTGTTATATCATGTATAAGAACATAACAGCGTTCACCTTGAATTGATAAACTAAGGCTTTTTGTCGACATATTTCCAATTATAGCGGCCACTGCATTCGATGTAACAGAATTCATATTATTATCTGTAACTTCGTTTACAAGTCCAGATTTGTCTGCATTGATTCTGAAATTACTGCCACTTAGTACCACCGGATTACCAATAATAACAAAATAAGTACCATCGTAAAGCAGTTCCATTGTAGTGTAGGCCTGCAGGTATTTGTACACTGTAGGGCTTCCTCCCAGGTTAGATGCCACAAAATTAGCAAGCGCTCCATCCTTTGGTACTTTTACAGTATAGTTTACAGAATTGTAAGTAAGCACAAGCGCCGTAGTAGTATTACTTCCGGTAAGATCAGCAGTAAAATGTACGCGTACAACGTTACCAGTCTTAAGCGGCGCGCCGGTTATAGTAGTACCGGAAGCAATAATTACCTGATTCCGCTTGTTAATCTCACTTCCGGCAATCTTATAGCTTTCGCCGTTAGAATGCGTTATCATAACTAAGTCGCTGTCTAAAATATCAGTAACACTACTCAGCGCTGGTATTGTTATCATCTTCTGCCTCCTGATTTTCTTGTGTATTTATTTCTGCTGCAGCTTCTGTATCTTCTGCTTCCTTCCAGCGATCAAACACGTGGCCCGTATTAGACTGCGATATAAACTCCGGCTTTTGCTCTGGAGCATCGCCCTTAAAGCCGTTATCAAAGTCATCCGCGCCGCTTGCAAACTCCGGAAACTTCGCTTTTAATATCTGATAAAACGGCGTAAATGCAAAATCAGCAGCCATAATAATACACTGCCGTGTCGTAGGCTTCTTGCCTTCAATACGCGCGCTTTTATCAAGCCAGCTCTGCACTGTAAGCACAAGCTGCACGCCTATTTTATCATCATTTACAATACGCACTTCCCGTAACTTGTGATAAGTAAACTTAGCGCCATATTCATTTTCAACCTGTTTATCTATAGCCATACTTAAATACTACCACCAGCCGCGCCTATAAGTCATAAACAATAAAATAACTTTACTTTTTAATTTGATATGCTTTATACTACAAGTATGAAAAGACTTATTATATTTTTATCAATCGTTTTATTTTCTGTTTCTCTTTCTGCAGAAGCTTTCAATCTTTTTTCCTGGACTGCATCTAAAAGTGATATTGTAAATAACTTATGCTCTAAAGGTTGGACTTATAAAGAAGATGCAGATAAATCTGTTATCAAGTTTTATCCAAAAGATAATACAGTAACTTTTAAGGATGAGCCTGTAACACAAGTATCTTTTATATTTAATAAACAAAATATTGTTATTGCACAAAATCTAACAATAGATGGTAATTATAATGCTTCTACTGCTTTTTTTACGGCAATGTGCATAGCAACAGATGATAAAGCAAAACTTATTGATTGTGATATAAGCAATAAAGATGGAGTAGCTGTGTACTCATATTTTGCTGAGCTTCAAGATTACAACAGTACCTATATGGTATTATGCTCTGACGATAAAACTATGTTAGGTATTATGTACACAATACTTTCTTATTAAGACATTGCTATTATTCCTGAAATATCATCAAAATCTTCTAAGTAGTAAACATTTGCAAGATTCCCGATATATCATTAAAACCCCTTAGCAATGTTACTACATAACCTGACGCCCAGGGGAAGTAGTCTATACTCGAATAATTCAAATAGTTTATATATTCCGACAATTCTGCTACTCCATCTTCCCCTATCCATAACGAAACTGCTCTATTTTCCATATAGCCCCAAATATCCACACATTGTCTAAGAAACTCTCCATTTACACGTGTAAAAGCAAAATGCAAAGGAATAATATTATATGTTTGATTACCATCACTACAACGAATATAACCACCACTATTAAAATAAAACTTATTTGATAAAGCATATTTATCAAAAAAGTTTTCTCTAGCTTGCGTACTAATTATTCCTCCCATAAATTGATCTACTCTTGCTTTAAATAACTCAATCAATCCTGTTTTATTTTTAAATTTATAGCTTCCTGGCCTAATACCAGTCATAAAAATTTTACCACTTAAAATACCATAATAAAAATCTATTACACCTGTTGTTACATCTAAAAGATCTTCTACATCAAACTCTCCTGTTATTTTTCCACCTGTTGCATTTACATTACCTGTAAAACTTCCACTTGTTGCATTTACATTACCTGTAAAACTTCCACCTGTTGCATTTACTTCACCTGTAATTTTAGTATTACCACCTATAACTACATCATAATTACTAAGCTCCGGATCATCCGATGCTACACCAATAGCAACTTTTCCGCCCAGGTGAGTTAATCCATTAGCATCTATATTTCCTTCATAATCAATATTTAATCCTAATCTATTAGGAACATACTGGCTTTCATCACTCTGAATATATCCGCCTTCACGTAAATAAATTATTTTAGTAGACAAGCTTTGTAATGTTGCATCATTTGCAAAAAAAGCATTAGCAAATATTGTAGAAAAGTAGCCGGTGCCAGCGACTTCGGATGCAAGTATATCAGCAAGCGCATTCATATAATAATTACGGTTAGCAGTATTATTAGGGTTAAGCTCTTCCCATTCTTCTAAGGTAGCATCCCAGCGATAAACTTTACCTTTATACCACGGCGCTAAGTTTCCGCCGGTATAAGTAAAATAGTCTCCATTGTTTTTATTTACCGGAATTGTACTGCTTGCTCCTAAATAGTGTGATACTTTCTCATCCAGCTGTGCCTGCATATTATCAAGCGCATCCTGGAATATCTGCGGAAGCTCGCCGGTTACGTTCAATACATCAGCAAAAGCAGCAGCATAACGCCAGTTACTTTTATCTTCTTCTACATACCATAAGCCGTCTTGTACATAATAAATATAGCCCTTATAGAATGAATGAATAATCCCTAATTCATCTTCATTAACATACAGCTCTTCATCATTTACAATAAGTACATCAGTCATTACAAAAGTGTCTGAACATAAAAAGAAGCTATCTTCTTCTGCAGCCGGAAGCTCATCCCTGGCGCCCTTGTAGTTTCCTGTACTTACAGATTTCCAGTGGCCGTCTACATACTGATACAAGCCGCCGTGATACAAAGCCGTCTCTCCTTCTTCTCCAGATTCGTTAAGACTTTCCAGTACACGGAAGGATAAAGCATCAAGTACGCCCTTAGTAATAGCCAGCAGTATAAAGTTTTCCAAAAAGAAGTAGTTAGAAAATAGAGTATTAAAAGCCGCGCGGTCCTCAATCGGCGTATCTGTACTCATATCATCAAACAATTTAAGCGTATCATAAATATAGCTTCTAAGCGCGTTGTAAGTATTTACATAGTCCTGCAGAATAGGATTCGTATATCCAAAAGAAGCAGCCTGCTGTGTTACGGCGCTGTAGCTCTGGCGTATATTTTCCATTTCGCGCTTAAGGCTCTGCTTTTCAACTGAGCTTATAACGCCGTCGGCGCTAAGGTCCTTCCAGTATTCTTCCTGCTGCTTTGCCATTAAAGCAGTATTCTTTTTAAGAGTATCTACGCTCTGCCTTATCTCGCGGATTCCGCTGCCGTCAATGTTCTCTAATACTTTCAGGCTCCTTACTACAAGTGCCTGATCCGCCATATTGTTCTCGTATGTTTTCATCCGCGCCTTCCTTACTCGTCGATTATATCACCTGCAACGCCGTATACGTCAGATACACCACGCTTAAAGTTTACATCACCTTCGCTTAGCGGCTTCCCTAAAAGCTTATTTATTTCCTTAGCGCCGCTTACCGGTGCGCCCAGATACAAGCCGATTCCCTCAGCAGTAAGCTCTGCAGCTTTTTCCCAGTTTCCTTTTTTAGCAGTAGTAAGAACACTTAAAAGCTTAGTAGCCGATGGTGTCATATCAGTGCCGCTTCCATAAAAGCCGCGCTTACCGGTTATAAGCTGATCCATGGTGTTTGTAATTTCACTACCCATAATCGGTATAGAATCTGTAAACTGTGTTGTAGAATAGTAAAGAAGGTTTCTTAAAGCCTGTGTCTCATCGTCATCATCGTCGCCGCCTATACCTTCCATAACTGAGTTCATAAAGATGCCGGCGCAAACATAACCGATTACTGTACCTGCAATGCGTGTAAACTCTTTATTCTTTACAGCATACGGCATATCGTAACGTATATTCTGCCAGATAACATTTAATGAAGTCTGGAATTGTAAAAATGCTTTCATAGCTTCGCTGCTGTTTTTGAATAACGGCGCAAGATCTGTAACGCGGTTAGATGGCTGGCATTGTCTTGTGCAGTCATCTGCATAACGTACTGCCTCAGCTTCAATATCTTCCAGCATTTCCTTACGGGCCTGTGCTTCCATCTGCTGTGGATTTAAGAATTCGCTGCTTGTTACATCAGCATACATATTGCGCTCTTTAAGCTCTGCCATTTTAGCCTCATAACGCGCATTACTTGCATTCTGCAGCTGATTATATTTCTTTTCATAACAAGCAAGCCATCCAGGTGCTACACAAGCCCAGTCTATAAGTTCAAGGCCCTGCATACCAAGCTTACTAAAATTGCTCCATCCGCGGTCCAGCTTTGTCTTAGCATTGTCTGCCATTTCGTCTATAAGATCATTTACCGGATCCATACGGCGCATCTTCATAAATACGGACTTTTCTTTAATTGCCTCGCGCATTTCCGGATTAAACGTAAACTTAAGCGCTGCAGCTGTATACTCTGCCGGGTTTACAAACTGCATATAAGGCCACGGGCTAGTTAAGCCCTGCTTAATGATAGCGCTGGCTTTCCATCCTAAGTAAGCTGGTGCTGTCTTTCCTCGCAATACATGCAGCCATTCAGCGCCGCGCTCACGGATGCGGCCGGCGTTCGGATTCGCAACTTCATTTATATACTCATCAAGATACTTTAATGCTCCAGTGCCATAACGTGATTCTATAAAGCGTCTTGTATAAGAAGCATCGCGGCTCTTGTAAATTGCATTAAGCTGTCTTACATAAGGTGCATAAGCAATAAAATGCTCAGTACGTTCTATGCTGTCGGCCCATGTTCTAAATAATCCAGTCTGTACCGGCTTCTGATTAAGCGGACTGATATTAACACGGCGCTGTGTCATGCCTCTATCGGCCCACTGTTTTCCTACTCCGGCTGCTCCCAGTAAGTCCTCTCTTACCTTATTTTCGTTTGTATCTCCGTTAGATTCACGGCGTACAAGCGGCACGTAAGCCTTTACTCTGTGGACTGGCATATTAAACTCATTGATAGATACTTCATTCATGCGGCCATACTGCTCTGCATAATCAGCTTCTATTACATCCATAAGGGCCTTAAACTTAGAATTATTTTCTAAGTAGTCATTTGCAGCCGCTAAAATAGCTCCCCATTTTGCATGGCAAGCTGCAATATAGCGGCTTGTTCCCGGTGTCTTATCAAGGAAGCCTGCAGCCTGCTGCTCTTTCTGTTCCTGGGTAAGAGTATCATTCTGCAGCGCGTCTAACATATCCTTATCCATCTGCTGCCAGCTTTCTTTTTCTTCCTGGCTAAACATATCGCTAAGAACATTACCAAACATAAGCGCATTACGGCTGGTAGCTGCATAGTCATCATTAGCGTCAAGTCCGAAAAGTCCCTGCTGTAACTTCTTCTCATCCTCTACAAAGTCTTTATCAGCAGCAAGGAAGTAAAGCAGTTCATCTACAGTAAACTCTGTATCTAATACCTTAATGCTCTCTGCAAGCTCGCCCTCAGTAATGCCGTTTTCTTTCATTACAGCGTATACCTTTTCAGCTCTGGCGTTCATACTGCGCTGCTTTTTGTTGTAGCATTCATCTTCCATACGGTAAAGCATACGTACATTTTCGCCTTCGCTCTGGCCGTCAAGCATACGTGCAAAGCGCAATACGTTCATATCAGCGTATGAATGAAGCAGCCTGTTAAGTTTTGCAATAGGTCCCTTAGCCTTAGCTGCCTCAGTTCCTTTAAGGTCGCTGCTTAATCCTAAGATCTTTTCAATCTGCTTCTGCTTACGCTCCTTTTCTTCCGGCGTATCGTCGTCATTGATAGTAATTCCAGTTTCCTTAATGGCATCCTCAATACGCTTGCGGATGGCTGCAGCTTCTCGTTTTCTTGCTTCATCTTTAGCTGCCTTAAGGTCGCGGCCCTCTGTATAGATCTCATCAATACGCTGTGCAAGGCTTTCAAGATCCTCAGTAGTCCATTCACTAAACGGCATATTTACGATCTTATTAAACATATCCGCGCCCACTGCATCCTGCACTAAGCGGCCCAGCTCTTCATCATACTGCAATCTAAATGCAGTCTCAGTTACGTTATGCTCGTTTCCATCCTTGTCTTTATAGGTCTTAGGCTCGCCGGTCTTTTCGTCGTATACAGTCTTGTTGTATTCTTCCATACCTATATCAAGGTCTATAGACTCTTCGCGCTCCTTAGCAAGCTGCAGCAGATTAAGATCCCTTACCCAGTTTTCTTTAGGAAGGTAGCGGATAGCTGCCTTGCGGTCCTTTGCGGTCCAGCTGTCAAAGTCTTTAATAGTTTTAAGCTCTTCCAGCTTTTTCTTAAAATCTGCAAAAGCCTGACTTGCTTTCGTATTCTTGCTAAGATAGTTCATTATTTTCTCTTTATAATCACTATCTGTAACTATCTGCGAAATAACGCCGCGCAAGTAAGGGCTGTCTATTCCTATAAAGCGGTTTACGCCGCCCAGCAGGTTAGGCTCCAGCATACGCTGTATAGCTATAACAGTCTTAGCGCTTTCATAGTCTACGCGATTAAATGGCACTCGGCGCATAGCTTTCTTTACAAGCTGTATGCGCATCTTCTTTACTTCTGCAGTAAGATTCTTTTCTTTCTGCTTAGAGTTCAGATCCTCGCGGATTCCGGCAAGCTGCTCCTGGCGGTCCAGTGCTGCCTGTACTTCTGCACTGATAGTAATAGAGTTTCTGAGGTCGTTATACTTTCTGAATAGCTCGTCGTAATTTGCATTAAGATTCTGAGTAATATATCTGTATTTCTCAGTAATCTTAAGGCCCTTTGCAATCTTACGGTTAATTTCTGTATTACGGCTGTTAAGTTTTCCCTTAGCCAGTAATAACTGCTCATGCAGCTTAAGAAGGTCGCGGCGCTCTTTGTCTGCAATTCTCTGGTAGTCTGCCTTAGTTTCTTTTTCCAGCTCGTTATACTGGTCCTCTTTTTCTTTAATCTGCTTAGTAAGGCTCTTAATATAAGCGTCTAACTCGTCATCAAGTTTAAGGCTTCCGCTTCTGATCTTAGATGCAATTTCTTTATTTGCAAGCTGCTCTGCAAGCTGCTTACGGCGCTCCGGACTCCATCTGGAAATATCATCATTAGGCTTTACAATATCGTGATATTTCTTAAGTTTCTTATTAAGGCTTGCTGTAATGCTGTCCTCTTCTGCAACTGCATACTGAGGATCATTCATAATTTCAGCGTAAAGCGCACGGAAGTCGCGGGCCTTAAAGCTGTCTGTCATTTCTCCTATAAGGCGCTTGCGTAAGCCTTCGCTTATTTCGTGTCCGCCCTGGATGCGCTTAAGCGCTGTCTGCCAGTTATAGTCACTAAGAGTAATTCCAATAAAGTCTTTAAGCTGCTCGATCTTTTCGCGCTGCTTAGCGCCTTCCTCATCTTCTACACGCTGCCATTCGTCGCTGTTCAAGTCTATGGCATCAAGCTCTGCAACTGCCTGCAGGAAGTTATCAACCATTTCCGGATTACTTCTTATCATTGTAGTAAAGAGTGCATCAACTGCGCGCGGTAGCATTCCGTCTTTTTTGTTCTTAGCCTCTACAGCTTCTTCGTTCTTTTCTTCCTCAGTCTTTACACCGTTAGAAGTCTCCCAGAAAGTCTGATACCATTGTGCGTCTGCATCTCCAGGAATAGGGCTTACTTCGTCATCCGCGTGCATAACTTCGCAATACTCCATAAACTCCTGCCAGCTGTCAAAATCCTGCGCTTCGTTCATAAGCTCAGCATTAGTCTGGAATAAAAGTTTATCCACAATCTTCGCATCGTCATCATTAAAGATAACATAGTTATAAGCATTTTTTCCGCCGCCGTGGATCTGTCCTGCCTTATATTTAATACCGGCATAACCTAGTGAATGTAAGAATTGTGAAGCTGCCTTGTCGCCATTCTTCTTATAATTATCACTTGTATTAAAAAGATCTGAAAGTGCATGATATAGATCCGCGCCAGTATTATGATACTTTCCGCTATCAGCATCATAACGATAAGCGGCCCAGCTTTCTGTAAGGTCATAGCCCTTTGACATAAGGACTTTTTCTATATCGTTCTTTGTCTTTTTAGTAACCTGATTATCCCAGTTTAAATAACCTTCATCCGGTATTTCAACTGTATAAAGTTGTGTTTTAGATTTTACAAAGCTAAAATCATCCATTGTAAAAGTAGGATCGTCTATAAGCTTTAACATTTCATTTGCAAAATTAACTGGCTCATCTCCGGCCTTAGCTTTTTCAATAGTATCATTTATAGCTTCTCTTACTTCTTCCTTAACCTTATTGTAATCTTCATTTGTAATCCGATCCCCATACTTATATGTTTTCATCATAAGGAAGTTATAAAGTGATTTTTCTGGGCTATATTCCAGCTTCTTACCTTTATAATGCAATTCTGGCATAGGTCGCTGTCTTTCTGCATAATCTCTTGCAATATCTTCGTTATCAGTAAAGTACGATCCATATCCAAAAGACATAGATTTTTCACCAGTAAAACCGTAGTTTTCTGTATCAAACTTATCAAAATCCGCGCCAGATCCGTGATATACTTCCTGAAATAAGATAGATGGATTTTCCGGATCAAAAGCGCCGCTGTTATCAGTAGCACTTTTAATCTGATTAGGCCTGAATACAATATAGTGAGTAGTGCTAGAATCAATGTTCATATTCTTAAACTTCTCACTTACACTTGAATCAATAATGCCATCATAGCCCAGTGCTTCTGCAACTATTCTAACTATGTCATTTGTAGCAAAGCCGTAATTATCGTCGCTCTCGTCGTATACTTCAATGCTGCCATCATTAAGGGCTTCTTTAAGATCTGCAAGTGTTCCATAGTCATTGCTTACAAAAAACTCGTACACTTTACTTGCAGCTTCCTCAGCTCCATAATAACCTGAGTTTAATATTGCATTATTTACTTCTTCAAGTTTATCTGCCAGTGCATTATCACGCTCTATATAATAAGTCTCTTCATCCTCAAAATCTTCCTCAGATATATCAATACTTTCCCATATATCTCCTACAATATCTGTAGCGTTATCACCTACATAGACTGGATCCTGCATAGATAAGTAAACTTCAAACAAGTTATCGTCTACGTATAACTGGTCGCGGGCCTGCTGTTTTGCTTCTTCATAAGATAGATCTTCATTATCCTGCTGCAATCTCTCTGCAAGTCTATCTACCTTATTCTCAAAGTCCGGTCCGCCGCCTTCGTAGTTATCTGATACATCGTAATCATTATCAGTAAAGTAGAAGCCCTTTCCAAAGTCGTTCTCTACGTTAGCCTTACTCTTATCAAATACATCAAACTTGCCGCTATAAGTTCCATGATAAACTACAAGCGGATCTCCCTGCTCATCTTTTACCTTAGAGTCCTTAAACCAGTTTTTGAATGCAGCTATACGTGTCTGTACCCACTGATCTTCATTAAGGTTAGTCTCTTCGCCGTTCGGCGCCTTCATCCATTCGTCGGTATTTTCATACTGCTTACGGACTTCTTCTGCTTCCTTTTCGTTTACAGTTAATTGCCCTCTACTGCTGGTGGTATCAAAAAAAGTAGGTGGCTCATCTACTACTAAATGCTTAAGATCTGATTTTTCATTTGAATATGTAGTTACATCGCAAAAACGTAATATATTATTATTTTTACTTATAAAATCAAATATATCTGCTTTATCTGTAATTGCATAAGAATAACAAGTACCCGCTTTTAACGCTGTATCTTCCAGTGTTTTTCGTAACTCTTTAACTTTATCTGTTGTAAATAACTCTTCTGGAATATAAGCAATGCTTGTTATACGACTAGAATAATTAGTAAAAATTACTGGAATTGTACCAGCATCTACGTTATTTAATTCATTTGCTATAGCATTAAGATCATCTGCATTAGTGATTAAACGATTAAAAATCTTTTTATGTTTTTTTGGTGTTTTAAGTAATTCATCCTTTTCATTACCTGAAATTGTATGATGAGTCCATACAGATCCATCTGTATCGCTATCAATGTTTAAGTTATATGAATTATGATCTAATATCATATGACCTAAATATA